ACCTATATAAATTACTATCATAATATACACTCTGATGTTGACTTGGTATATATGAAGAACTATAAGGTATATGTGCTGATGCACTTGCACTTGATGAATAAAAATATACCATTTCTTGATTATGTTCTGCTAATCTTGAACCACTTATATTTGGTTGTAATACTTCACCAAAGGTTGTTCCCTCACCACCTGATGTTACACTTGCAGTTGCATAATTGTATCCATATGCTGTTTTTTGGTCTACAACATTCAATTTTAATAATGTTGGTTGATTCAAAGTACCAAGTGAACCACTATTATCTTGGAATCTCAAATTCACTTCACTTTCATGATAATCAGAACTTCCACCTATATCAAAATAAATATCATCTCTTGACCCACTTATGAATCTTGTTACTAATAATCCATCTTCATATTCACCTGCATTTTCATAATAACGATTATCATATTCAGGTCTATCCCCAACAATTTGTTTACTTCTTTCCAAAATATTTGGTTCTATTAAAACACCTGTTGTTGCTTTACTTCTAGCAGGAACCCATTGTTTTAATTGTGTAAATACACTTGGGTCATAATATGTTAGTATTCTTAAATAATCCCAAAAGTTATTAGGTCTTGAATACTTTTGCCAATATTCTGTTCTTAATTTTTGTAATCCTCTATATGATAATTTATATTGGTCTCTTGGGTCTCCAATATAATCATCAAAATTAAAATCTGCAATACTATACATTATATCTTCATTAATAACATCAACTGGTGAAAAATAAATACCAACCTTTTCACTATCTATTGGTGCAAAGTCTTGTGATGATTTTTCTCTACGCGATTCTGGAGAAAGATTACCAGTTAATGTAGTATCTTCAATTCTAATCTTTGTTGCATTTCTTCTCGTAGGGCCGATATTTGGAACCTTTAATTGTTCTTTATCAACTAAACTTCTAAATGTATTTGTAGTAAATCCATTTGCTGAACCAGTTGTATCGGTTGGTGCACTTATATAATAATTTTGTTTATTCGCAACATTTGTTACATAAGATGTTGTATTTAAATTAATATTATTATCAAGTGAATGTCTTATTAATAAGTCATGGTAAGATGAACTATAAGTATTACCATTATATGACTTAGGTGCTCTAACATGATTATTAAATATACTTTGACTTAATGGTTCTGACCATAAACGATATTCCATTAATGAACCACTATATCTTGCACCAAAGTTTGTATTTTGACCACCAAGATAAATATATTTTGAACCACCACTTCCAGTAAATGCAGCATTTATTGCACTACTACTTGCATGTCCTATACCTGTTGTTAAACTTGAACTTGTTTGGAATTTAATTCTTTCTCGTGTTGAGTCATATTGTTTTGCAGTTAACTCATACTTTACATTTCTTGATGTCAAATCATCACTCATTGGAACACCACTTGCACTAATTCTTGTCAACATCACACTCCACATATCATCATTATAAAATGGTTGTAAAGATGAAGTTATACCATACTCACCTGTTGATGCACTGATACTAAATTTTAAATATCCAAAATCATCTGCTGTTCCGTTGTCTTTTAAATGTATTGCCCAATCATTTTCTTTTTGTGCAATCACCATACTACCAGAACTTCCTACACTATGTGGTGTTCTAAATCTAAACTCTATTGTTTGTGGATAAATACTATCATTATCGGTTGTCCATAATGTTTTTATATATTGTGATGCATGAAAATCTAATGCATATGTAAATTTTCTTTTTACTTCATAACTAACTCTTTCTTGATTATCTGGGCCACCATATTCTCTTACTCTTAATATTGTAGATGGTATACCATAACAATTTAATATACCCTTTAGACATCTAATTGAACCTTTACTCTTTACAAAAAATGGTAAATTATTTAATAATCGTTTCCATATTTCTTCAGTCACTTGTTCTTGTGGTGTTTCATATTTTGAACTACCATCTGCACCCTTACCTAACAGATATTCTGGTAATATCATCAAGTCATTTCCATTTGCCAATTCTAGCCCAAGTGATTTTGCATATGATGCAGCAATGTCTTTTGAAATACCCTCTGATATATTAGGTGATTTAGTATTAATATCTGTAATATGTTTTGTGTATACCCATATTTCATCAAATTGTTGTCCTACCATATCCATAAATTCTAAGAAAGGATTGTTTTGAGTATCATCAACAACATGTAATGGTAAATTATTAACTAATCTATCTTTATTTTCAATATCATAAATTGATGCACTTGATATCATAGTATCAAACCAAGTAGTTGCTGCAGAACCTGTTGAATGAATTAATGTATAGGGTTCTGATGAATTAGATTTAGGCCATGTGTTATCATGATATTGTCCTGCAGACGAACTTACATAAGATGAACTTTCAAAATACATATAATGTTCAAATGGGTCAAAAGAATTGACAACTCTTTGTCTTTTATTTTCAAGTAATGAAATTTCACCAGCAGATGATGAAATAGGAACCAAGGATTGACTTGATTTATTATATCCCTCAATCAACTCCACTTTCTTTTTAAAGTTTTTTATTCTTCTTTCTGCACTTGAGAAATGTACAAAATTACCAAAACCTATATCATCAGTTTGTAAATTAACATCTACTGATGTCCTATTAAATTCAGTATTAACTTGGACATCTAATAAACTACCACTAATTAATTTTCTTTCTATATCTTTATTAACCGAATCATCACTACCCAATAAACTTGTATGTGTTTCTAATCTTGTGGTTCTAAAGTTTATAGGATTTTCTACAGATTGTAAATTTGGTAGTTGTAAAAATAAACCATCTGGGTCTTCATCTATAAATGGTATTAATCTTATTGTATCATTATGGTCAGGAAGTCTTTTCTCTACAAAAAATACTTTTTTATATTGTTCAATATCATCTGATAATGGTTGTTTAAGTTTAAAAACTCTTTTTAATTCTTGTGTTGAAAAGAAATCTTTATTTTCATTTGTGACTAAATAATAATCATCATCACATACCATATATGTTTTAAATCTTTCTATGTTATTTTTTTCATATAATACATTCCAACCAAAAAAATCATAATTTCTTTTATCAACACCATCATGTCCTACCTCGGCTGCAGCCTCATAATAACTGATATCAACTCTAATTCTATTATAATCTAACACCTCTACAATTTTTGCAACATAATCAACATTAAAAGTTGTGTCTATAATAGTAGGTGGTGCTCCAGGAATAATATTATTTTGTAAGTTTTCTGCATCTGCATTATTTCCTGCTTCTTGTTCTGGTGTTGTAGTTACTTCCCATGTAAATGTTGGATTATTTTGGGTACCACCAGTATAATATCCAGCATGACTACCATGACCTTCTTGATTTTCTGGAACTGCAAGTAACATTTTAATTCTATTTCTTTGTTCAAGAAAACGCTCTTGCCAATGTTTATTTTCTGTAGTTTTCCATTTACCTAAAGATGCTGCAACTATATTGTTTGCAAATATTGTATGGTGTTTATCTAATATAAGATTCCATACTTGAAATGGTGGTTTTTGAAAATATTCGGTTCCTATTTCTTTTGACATAAACCAACCATCTTTTGTTCTGATTGGATGATGGTCTGTAGTGATAAGGTTTTTATATTTAACCATTTTGTCACCAAAACCTCTATCACTTTTTATTACTTTTTTAACTCTTGCAACACCTTTATCTGTTCTGACTTTCATACCAGCTCTCATCATCTTGATTGGTATTTGTCTACCATTACTTAGTGTTACTTTAGTGTTAGGATGAAAACAAACACCATCATAATCAAACTCTGACCCACCATCAAAATCCTCTGATTCAGTTGTTTCATTCTCTGTTTGTTCTTCTTCTGTAAATGCATCTGGAACACTATCGTCTACAAAGTCATCTCCCTCACCCATACTATCATCAAAGTCTTCAGGATTTGAATCTTCATATACTTCTTCAGTTACGGTATATTGAAATAATCTTGGTATTCTAATCTCACCACCAACCATATTTTGAGTAAAACCTCTATCACCATCTTGTAAATTTGCAATTAAAGTATGTTCATTGTCATCATCAAATGTAAGTGAACCATCAGCATCTGATTCTGGCATATTAATGGGTCTATATTTAACGAGAGTATTCATCTCTCTAAAGTTTTTAAAATATGTTTGGTTTTTAAAATCTTGAGTAGATACAATTACTTCACTTCTATCACCAGAAATGTGTTCAAGGACATATTTTAAATCTCTTAAGAATAATTCTTTAGGTGGGTTTTGATATATTTCCTCTGCAGACATCCCTGCAACACTTGAATAGTATCTTGTTTCATTATTTAATACTTGTGTTTGTACTTGACCTGCATATATTTGACCCTCATCATCAACAAATACACTTTGGTCTCTACCAGCTAATTTTCTTAAAAATTTATAAACAACTCTATAGGTTCCCTCATGAAAACCCTCGTCCCTAAAGAGTTGTCCAATATTTAAATCAATAAAACCATCTTCAACATTTGGTGATAATTTTTTAGTGAATATTAAATTGTCTTCCTCATCATATGCATGAACAATAATAAAGTCATTACCTCTACCAAAACTACTATATACCCTACCTGGGTTATAATATAATTCTCTTTCTTCTGGTGTAAATCCATATTCCATTATATGTCTCCACTCCTATCTTCTTCATCATAGTATTGAGTAAAATTTTCTGAAATAAAAACTTTAAATTCTCTTTCTTTATTTATTTCAGGTAACATATCATCATTAAAATATTGTTGTTCATTCATAACACGAACATATTCATATAATTCTTCGTTTGCAGAACCAAGATTATCAGGGTCTTCATATGATAACAATACACCATTACCATCTCGTATTGGTTTATTTGCATCAAATGAACCACTTTCTTGCATTTTTTGTTTTGCATCATTTATATCACGCTCTAATGCAATCCTTTCTGCATCAAGTATTCGTGTGTAAAGCTCTGACCTATTTCTCGCTTGTTCTTTTGTGTATGGCATTGTTATCTCTCAATGTTTCTTACAACCTTAAATGACCATGCTGGGTCACTATAATAATTTATTATTTCTTCTGATGTACCACTACCACTTACAACTTTAATTGAAATATCATAATGTCTTTCTGATTGAAAACTATCCATTCTTAGATTGAAATAATTACCTGTTGAATCACAACTAACTTTAGAACCTGTTCCAAATGGAACAATAGTTTCTTCAGTAACAGAATCTTTAATTGAATAATAAGTTGATGCACTTGGTAGTGTTCTAATTGTTAGACCCTCAGGTGTAGTATTAAATACTCTATCATTATATCTCGGTCTACCAACTAATCTAAATCTTGATATTGATTTTTCTAAATATTCTTCTCTTATACCTTTAAAATAAATTACGGTATCTTCCAATGCACTACCTGTTAGTTGTGTTAAACTTCCTGTTGACCAACTTGAATCATCCCAAACAACCTCTAATGATGGTGGATAGATTGTGTGTGTTTCTCTTGAGAAAAATTGTAATGTCCCAAATCTTGAAGTTCCACCCTCATCTGAATCTGAATCACCACTAAAGCTATAAGATGTTCCATAGGAACCTGTTGATTCTCTCTTAATTATAAATCCATTATTAGGATATATTGAACTTGAATGTATATGATTATTAACCAAATCAGTTACATCAAATCTAACATCTCGTTTATCATAAGTTAAATCATAAGATTGACTTATATTATATTGTGAATATGAATCTTGTGAACCAGTAAACCATGCACCACCATCAGTAGTAATTGAACCAGTTACCCATGGTGTTTCTTTTTGTTGGTCTCTATATTTAAATGATGCACCATCTTCTGTTACAGGACTATCAAACTTTTTACCAGTTCCTGACTTCCAACTACCACTAATCATATAGATATGTAAATTTTGTTCTGCTTCTAAATCTTTTGAACCAGCATCATATAAATTTAAATAAAATTTTGCAGTAGTAGGTATCTTACCATCTTGTATTGATTGTGATACATATGAATAATCTACTTCCAATAATATACGAGATATATTTATTGTGCTACCATCATCACTTACTTCTTTAACAACTTCAAGTATCTCATCGTGACCTGCATTTAATGATGAAGTAGTTCCACCAGAAAATAATGTTGTATCCTTTTTTATATATTCAAAATAATGCATTAGAAATCTCCTACTACTCTACCCTCAATATCTGAATCTGGGAATTTTACTTCAAATATACTTGGGTCTAATGATGGATATACCACACCATCTCTTGATGCTGATGATATGTCATATATGTTACCACTATATTCACTTGTTACTAAGTGTTTATTTTCAATACAAACTATATCTTTATTTGGATTATTGTGGTCAGGTGGAACAATACTTGCAACACCATCAACTAAAGAAATTTGATAGGCAATATCACTTAATACTATTGGTTGACCAATTTGCCACTTATCAATTTTAAAATAGTCTTTTACCTTTTGGATTGCTCTAAATAATACATCATTTTTATTAAATCCTCTTTTTGTAATAATATTAAATCTAACACCTATATTAATAATATATGCATTCTTAATGTTGATTGCATCTGTTACCATTCTATATTGTGATAGATAAATTTTTAAATTTTCTTTTACTGCTCTATTTACAGCAATAAGTTTTTTATTTGCATCATATCCAAGAACATACATATTTAATGCCAATGGATTTGGATTAATACTTACATTTTCATTTTCTACTACTTCACCAGTAACACTATCTACATATGTTTCAGTAGCCTTTTCTAATTGTTCATCTTGAACAATAAATGCTTTTGCAATATTACCATATTTTTGTGGTAATGAATATATTCTTGTAATATAATCTTTTTGTGTTACTGAACGACCTTGTGCATTAAATATAGATGCTGCATTTAAACGAATAGATTCTATTGGTTCCTCACCACTACCACCTGATGCAGGTTTTGGGTTTGTAAAAGATAAACTTTCTTCTGCAGTTTGTTTTTTTGTTGAATCTAAATTATCACCTGTAATTGTAAAAGTTACATCACTTGAATTTGTGATGGTATTAGAAATTACATTATGTTCAACATCTCCACCATGATTATATTTTACGGTTAAAGTTGTATTACTTGGTGCAAGACCAAAAGTTTTTGTTTTTAAAAAATTACTTGGGTCAAATGTTTCATCTATCTTTGAAACACCTACTCCTAAAGAAGAACCAACACTATCTGGATTTGGTATTATTTCTTCATCAGGATTATCTGATATACCAGCACCAAACAATAATTCTGTTTTTAAATCTGTTCCTCTAATATTTGTTGAAAATCTTTTTGAAGTTTTAATTAATTTTAATAGATAAGGTGTATCGTTTGCATATTGTGCAAGGTTTGGGTCATTGGTTGTAGAATTTTCTTCATCTTCATATACGGTATCTTGTGCAAGATAAGGAACTTGATACCAATTATTACCATTACTATCTGTTACAGAAATAACCTCAGTTACATTAGGTTCAGATAAAACAATTTTGTCAAACTTTTTTGCAGAAGTAAATGTAAATGTTTCTGATTTTCTTTGACCACTTTTTACGAGAGCCTTTTTAGTTAATTTAAATTCTGTTGGAACATTACCACTTGATGGTTCCAATGCCTCTTTAACAAGTGGGTCTAATGAACTTGACACTTTAAAGTTAACATCATCCAACATAGTAAAATCAACACCACTTGTTGATGATACAACACTATTAGAACTCATTATACCAGCATAACTTAAATCAGGAATATACTCATCCGATGCATTTACCTTTGCAGGAACATTCATTGATACTTCTATCTCTGCAGTTGCAGGTGAAGCTGTTTTTGGTTTGTATCCTAAAGATTGTGCAATATCATAAATATTCTTTTTCTCTTCTGCTTGTAAAATTAATGTTTCTCTAAATTGATTATCCACATAAAAATTTAATACATCACCAACATATGCTGCCATCTCTATGAACATCATACCTGGGTCTGATTCATTAAAGTCATTATATGTATTTGGAAAATATGATTTTGCAAACTCAATAATATTCTGTCTTATTGTTGAGAAATCTCTTCCAAGATAATTTACTTCTTTTTTAACTACTTTTTTATTTGTTCCATAATCAGACATTTTTATGCTCCAACACTTCTATTAAAATTGAATGTTATATTTTCTAAAGATTCTTTTTCAGTCTCTATAAAGTATTCTAATTGTATTTGTACCAAATTAGGATTACTTGCATCTTGAACCACGAATATATTATTAACATTAACATAAGGTAACCAATTTTCAATTGCATCTCTGATAGTTTCCTCTATCTTATTATCAAAGTCGTCTACGATTGGTTCAAATAATAAATTTGTTAGTTCCGAACCAAATTCTGGTTGGAAAGGTCTTTCACCTTTTGATGTTAACAACAAATTTCTAAGATTTGATTTAGTTTGCTCTAATAAAGTTTTACTTTGGTTAAAAGTAGAAAAAAGATTACTCGTCATTGGAAATCTTAATCCGACAAACTTGTCAGGATTTTTATCTGTTGCTCTTACACCCATTTATTATTTTTTTCCCTTGAATTTATCATGATTTATTAAGTCACTATAGTCACGAGTCAATGCATTCTTTAATGAATCTGGTAATTGTTCTGAAGTAACTCCTGCCTCTTTCATAGTTTGGACTGCTGCTATTTCTCTTTGAACTTTTTTATCACCACCTGCTACGAGACCATCTCCATAACCTAACAACTCTGCTGCTCGTGATGAATCAAATGTTCCATTACCCATTGTAGGCCATTCAGAATCTTCTGTTTCACCTTGACTTAAACCTATAGTTTCATTTAACACTTCATTCAATGGCCCATTTTTTGTAAACTGAACCTTTTCCTTTTTCTCAATAGGTTTGATTTTTTCCACATTTTTTATGGTTTCTTTTGCGAGAGACTTAAGAGATTGTTTGTTCTCCTTTATAAATATCTCATTGACTTGTTTTTTAACTTCTTTACGAACTACTAATTCTATTATTTTTATTAGTTCTGTTTTTTTCATGTTATTACTCCTTTATGTAACCGTGTATACCCCACTAAATGTTGCACCACTACTTGTATTAGTAAATATCACCGTATCTAAATGTTCTTTAAAATAATTACCCATATTATTTAAAAATCCATCTAATGTATTAGATTCCCATGTTGATGTGGGTGGTGTTCCACCAGCAGTTACAAATACACCATTAGTTAATGCCGTCCAATATAAAACTAATCCTGCACCAACACCATCAAGTAATACTGATACTGATTGTGATTGTAATCCTGCTTTCATTGGTGTTAATATTAAATCTTTATTTCCTGTTTGCATATTATATGCACCACCACCACTTGTTATAGTATTGTGATATTCATCCACAATAAACTCTGCACATTCATCAGTTGTTTCAAAAAACTGACCATTGTTCATTTTACTTCTATAATTATCTTGTAATGTATCAAATGACATTACTTATCAATTCTATGTTTATCACTTAATGCATCTTTCACTGCACTCATAGCACTTGTTACTGCACTCCAATTAGGTGCTGCACTTACAGGTCCTGGTGTTGGGCCTGTTGGTGTTGGTATACCAGTCACTCCACCAATTGCAGTAACCAATGCATCTAACTTATCATATAGTATTTGTCCCAACACTTGTGGTTCAGTTCCACTATCATCACCTATCTTAACTTCAGGTGATTCCATTACAATTTTATTAACTGCACCTATTGAAACATTATCACTTGAATATAATCCAATACTATCTGTTCGTGTAGTAAAAATTATTCTATCACTACGAACTTGTATTTGTGACTTATCATAATCAAGTGAGTCTTGTATTACTTTAGATGTTATTGGTAGTTCTAAGTTTACTTTTTCATTATAAGTCATATTAATAGAACTCAAATCTTCTTTAATAGACTCAACTGCTAAATTATCATTTACAAATCCTGATACACCATTTGTTATTTTTATACTTGGTGATATTTCTTGTTCATCAATTTGGTTACTACCTAATCTAATCATATTACCAAATCGTCCATTAAGAATTGTATCACCCTCAAACATAACAGGTCGTTTTACATCTTTATCTGCTGTATAATAAAAACCAGGTTTATACTTATCTGAATTTACCATTGGTGACCTATCCCAAGTAAAGTCAGATTGTTTTACATTTGCATTTTTATTTGTTAAATTACTAATACCTGGTCTTGCCATATTAGTTGGTGAATTATTTAAATGAACAAATCCTAAATAATATCTTTCACCATTATCAACATATCCATATACAACTTCACCTGCTACAGGTATTCTTTGTATATCTGGCATCAATGGTCTAAACCAACTACAACTACTTATATTTACATTATCTTCTGAAAGTAAAAATCTACCTTTTATACCACCATAATAAGTATAGTCAGGTTCACCATCTATTTTTCTTCGTGGTAAATCTTCTTCTTGTAAACAAACATTCAATACTTCAACTGGTTCTAATTCATAAAATAAGTCACTATCTTGATTTAATTTATTTATAAGATTTTGACTTTGTGCTGTTACTAAACCAGTTTTATCTTTACCAACACCAGGTGATGTAGTTTGTTTAACTTTTAATGTTACTGGCATTATTTATCCTTTAGTCTTGATTCAAACTCGCCTGAATAGTATCAGAATGACTTTGTAACTCTTGAACATCGTCTTCTATTGCATCCATTAATTGTTTCTTTTCTGCATCTGTAAGTCCGAATTCATCTCCACTATCGTTACTAATTCTTCCCTCAGCTGCCATTATTCTTTGAACCACGGTTGCTAATTTAACTAATTGTTCATCATTTTTAACATTTATTTCTAAATATTCTTTTAACATAGGTATTATTTGCACAGCCGTATCACCATCTTTAATAAACCCTACTACCTCTTTCATCAATACTTCTAATTGTTGTTTATTGGTTTTGGAATTATCATAGATGTCTTTGAATACATCTGATAAGGTTTTACCCTCAAATATTTCGTAATCATTTGCCATAATTTTGCCTATACATTATCAATAATAAATATTAAAACTTCAAAAAATGTTTATATATAAATATATATCAACCCATGAAAGTCTCATATATACAATAGTTATTTAAGTCGGTGGAAATCCGACTATAACGGAGAAACAAAAATGAAGGAAATCATAACAATAGTTAAGGGATATGTAGATGATTTAGCTCATCTTCTTTTATCCTTGGTTGCCATAGGTGCTGTTTCTGAAGTAATTTTTGGAACTGGTATCTTCGGTGTAAATGTTATCGGTAACCTAACATCAATCATAAACACATTCGGCGAATCTGGATTCGCTGGACTCGTCGCATTGTTGGTGTTGGTGGGTTTATTCCGTAAATAGTACTAATTCGGATAGAAGTAAATAAAAAAGGGTGGGATTTTTCTCACCCTTTTTTGTTATATTAAAATATTTATATTTAATCAACCGCATATGTGTTGATTATTAACGCGTTAGTACAGGAGTATATTATGAAGACAATACTAACTGGTATACTTTCTCTTTTAATTCTCTTTGGTTCAGTTCCAACTGCACAAGCATCTGATATGAATAATAAAGCTGGTATGGAAGAAGTGAAGAAGAAGAAAAAGAAGAAAGGAAAGAAACTTGGTGAAAAAGGTAAGAAGAAGAAAAAGGGTTTTTGGTCTAAAGTCTTTGGAACTAAGTAGTATTAAAATAAAAAAGGGAAGTGAAAACTTCCCTTTTTATTTACCAAAATTTATTATTGGTGTTTATAATATAATCTTCAAAATTATCTTTAAATTTTCCTAATCGTTTTGCAGTTTCTTTTGGATTACCCTTTGAAAACATTAAAACATTTTGATGTGACTTAGGAACTTTTCTACTTGTGTTCATAAATTTTTCTGCTCTCATACCAGCAGTTGCAGGTTCTTGTAATAAAATCATTTCATTATAATAAGACATTCCAGCATCTTCAAACGCCTGAATCGTATCTGAAACAAAACCAACATAAGAATCTTTTTCTCTTACCTCACCAACAACAAATACCGCAAAAGAATTATCTTCTAATTTATCACAAGATTTTTTAATAATTTCTCTATATTGTTTTAAAAAAGTTTTATAATCCATATTAGAAATATCTTCTGGGTTATCTGAATATTGTTCAAGATTATAATAAGGTGGACAAGAAAATAAAAAATTATATTTACCTTTTACCTTATCTATATTTAAAGAATTATCATTTATCCAAGTTGGTATGTGAGTATCACATATTTTTTTACCTTGAATTATATTATGTTCTATTTGATTTTTAGATAAATCAACACCAGTATAATTTCTTTTTAATTTACTTGCAACAATTCCTCTAACTGAACCACCTGCAAAACAATCTAAAATTTTATCATCTTCTTTTGTAAACCATCTATACATACATTCACATAAAACAGGGTCAAATACAGAAGTACTATTTTGTCTCATTCGTTTCATCAAATCACTAAGACTTAAAAGATTTTCTCCTCTACCTAATTCACTTTCTATACCAAGATTTTTCCATAACTTTTTTCGTTTTTTCCACCTAAGAGATTTTACATCAAGAATACTAATAGGTGGAATTACGAATACTTGTTCAAGTCTACCAGATTGAGATTTAACTTCATTAGACATACTATTATAGATTATTCCAACTACCTGTATATCTTGTCTCAACTGAACCAGTAGCGAGATAATTTTTTTGTAAATTTACATGATGTTTTTTCATCACATTAACCACACGAGTAATATGTTGTGTATTACTTCCTGTCATCTCACGAATTAAAATATACAATGCCTTCTTATTAAAGTTCTCTATATTTTCACGAGTTTCAAAAAGATAAACAACAGAATTTGCAACATCAATATCTTGTTTTCTTTTAAACACGGTAGTTAAATTATTTGTCCAATACTCAACAAACAAATCAAGATACTCTTTCTTTGCACTTTTCATATCAAGTAAATCAGTTTCACGAACAGGGTCTCGTTTGTAATCTGTAACTTCTTCACCATCGTGTTGTTTCATTCGTTTGTAGTTATTGTTATTATGTAAAATTAAGTAATTCTTTGCAACAATACTAAAGTAAGAGAATGCCTTACCCTTACCCTCTGTGAATTTGTGCATATTCATATATAGAAAACTAACAACCTCGTGCATTACATCTGAACTTGGAACATCAAAGTAATAAAACTTAAATGTATGAATTATATTTTCTGCCAACTTCTCAAATGGAACTCTAATGTGTTCATTATAAATTCGTTCCCTCATATGTGGACGAGTTTCTTTATTGTGTCTAATGATTGCATCTTCTGTTCCTTGATGGAAGTAATATCTTGGTGAACCTTTTTTAGCTTTTCTTGGCATTATATTTCCTTTTCTGTTATAGTGTTTAATTCATTTATTGTTTCTTTGATACCCTCAAATACTACACCTATTTCATCATCGGCTTCAAATTTACCCTCTGAATCTAATTGGTCAAGTGTAGTCTTAGTCTGTATCACTCTGTCTGCATATTCTTCAACCCAAGCTTCTAATCGTTCTACTTTTCTAAAAAGATTGAAACTTGTATATCCAAATGTAACTGCAAGACATCCAAAAATTATCTCTAAGACCATTTCTCTATACTCCCTATTGTTGATTGATTAATTCTATTCATACCCATTTCAAATGTTTCACTATTTATTTCGGAACCCAAATATTTACGATTTAATTTATTACATGCAAGTGCAGTAGTTCCAATTCCCATAAATGGGTCATACACAATATCACCCTCTTCAGTATAATTCTCTATACATCTTTCTGCAACTTCTTGTGGCATATTATATGAATATCCTTTATATGAATGGTGTGGATGATACCAAGTATCATATTTAAATAATTTTGTATTTTTAGATTTAAAACTCTTTCGTGCATAAGACATAACAAAGGCATAATTATATCTAAACATATTTATCTCTCTTGACTTTTCCCATATCTTTTGATTCAATAAATCATAACCTAAATTTTTCATAATGTCTGTAATATACTGATGTTTTGGTATTGTTTTTCTTTTAAATCTTCTATCTGTTACTACAATTGACACAACATTTTTTCTTGGATTAAACTTACTATAAATTTCTTCCATCCAACCAAAATACTTATCATCATCTTTAATTGGTTCTAAGTTCATCTCATGATACTCAGGTGGGGAAAAGAATACATAATCGTATTCTAAATCCCTACCTAAAGTTATGAGACAATCTTCATTATAGATACTACTTTTCTCCGAATAACTCATCAAATAAATCCTTTGCTGAAGAAGTTGGTTGTGTTTCAACTTTCTCTTTTATCTGTTTGTTTACCGATTGTTTAATATTCTTAACTGATTTATTTACTTTTTCAGTAGATTTCTTTTCTGAATATTTCCATTCAGTATACTCTGCTCTTGTTGCCATATGGTCAGCCCAATGGATAAGATAAGGTAAACTTGAATGAAAACTATGTTCAGGTTTAAATGTTTTTAAATATTGAACATTTGCATCATCATACATACCATCACTAACTTTAATTGCTAACCACTCTAATTGAGTTACTTTAACATCAAAGTGTTGTAATAGATATAATGCTCTATCTGTAACACCCATAAACTGCATTTCAGGATTCTGTGTAAACCACTCGTTGAGTTTCTTTCGTCTCCAATCATCTTCTTGAACCAAGTAATACTCATGTTCTAAGTCACCGACTTTACCTAAATCATGATGTAATGCACAAAAAACTAATTCCTCATCAGTATAGTCAATGACTGCACCGATAGATTCATATACTTTTGTTAACTTCCTTGCAGTGTCCACTAAGTGTAACACATGAAGAACATAACCACCTGCAAATGCATAGTGATAATTTGGTTTACCACTTGCAGGTGCAACAATGATTCTGTCTTCAAAGAAATCATACATCTTATTTAAATTATCAAGTCGTTCACCTGTGAATGTTTCATTCACAATGTTTCTCAACTTAGTATAATTGTCTAATAGTTGTTGTTCTGTTAAATTCATATTCTGTAACCTTTGTATTTTCCCAATTTAATTGTTATTAATATACAACATTTTTACCGCTGTTGTCAAGCTTTTTTTTATTTTTTTTAATCAACATACCAATCTGATTGTTTGTCACTTGGATATTTGTAACTACTATCCACTAACCATTTTCTTAACTCTGGTCCTGATTTAACATCTATAATTAAATGATATCTATCCTCTTCACCAAAGTTAATAGCAGTATGTGGTTTTCTCATATCTAAATACCATAACTCACCTTTACCCATTTTTGATTTAGTAACACTACCATCACAATTCCATTGAGTAAACTCAACCTTTGGATTTGTCTTTAATGGAAAGTGTAGTCTTGCCCATTGTCCATCACTAATACCAGCCTCTACATCTTGTCTATCAGTATGTCTTTCAAGTTCACCCTCACCTTGACTTAATTTCAAGATACGAATTCTTTCATGTTCAAATGGTAAGAGTTTAGCAAACTTCTCTACTTCAGTAAGTCTTTCTCTAAGTGGTGTATCTTCTACTTTCCACTCTAACTTTTCTGCATTTTCTTTTCTCCACTTTTGATTCATCTCGGCAGGTTTGATAATAAAGTCTTCTTTACCACCATAACCACGAACCACAATACCACTCCATGAATTACCTTTGTTGTAATTACTATAGTGGTTAGCAAAGTCTTCTTGTAGTGCAAAGATTTGTTCCATCAATGGGTCTGTATCTTGAACATCTAAGTCTAATCTCTGTAATGAGATTTCTTGTGATTTTGCAAGTTCACCTGTATGTTCTCCTTTGAACCAATAACCATACATATCTGCAAAACTCGTAATCAAATTATCTCTTCTTTCATAACCTAAGTCTCTTAGTATACCAACCATTCTTCTGTTTTGCATATCACACTCAACTACGGTTGTTCCCTCATCAAAGAAACCACCACCCTCTGATTCATGTCTTTTTATCAAATCATATAAGTGTTGTTCATTACCAGGATAACATGCAATCTCACGAATATATGCATCGGTTTTACAATTTAATTTATATTCTGCTCCTGTAAAGGATTTAATTTTTTTAAATTGTGTTTTCATGTTCTTCATATTATAATATAAAATACATGCAACAATTTTACCATCGTTGTTCTCAACCCAATCAACTTCATATGCATGACCCTCACGACCCTCTACATGGTCAAATGCTAATTGTAAGTCCATTTTATTTATTTTTCTAAATGGGTCTCGTAATCTCGTGTTACCATATTGTTCACGAATTTTTTTCTCACCCTCTGGTCTTTGTGTTTCCATAAAACAATCTAATAAATTCTGATATGTTGGTGTATCATCATAAATCCATTGTTTACCATTATGATATGGTTTTGGTATCTCTACATCGTAATCTCTAAATTTCATCTCCGTCACTCCTTTGGTTTATAAAATATCAATATTGGTTCAAACTTAAAGTAATCACCACCACGACTAAGTGGATGTGATTTTATCATTACTGAATTCTTTACATTGGATGCATCTATCCCAACCATTCTCGTCATCAACATCTTGTAAATACCTTGATATTCACCACCAAGACTTTCCACGATATCTATACTATCTTGTTCTAATGGAATGTATTTATCACTACCTACTTTGATATCTGCAATGTTCCAACACAAATATCTATCAGGTTTTAAATATGTATACATTGTTGTTAAGGTTGGTTTCAAAAAGTTATCTCTCCAATCATCATATGCACCGAACTTTTTAAAACTTTGATTTTCATCTTGAGAGTATTGTTCTCTATTGAAATAAGGTGGGGAAGTAAAAACCATATCTAACTTACCCTTATACTTCTGAAACTCAGGATTGTTCCCAACTTCTTCACTACCCTCTCTAAATATTTCGTATGTGTTAGGTTTTGCCTTACCCCAAAAAGGATTAGGATTAAAACAATGTTCATTATAGTAATCTGCTACTGCCTCATATCTACCCTCGTTATCAGGGTTTGGGTCAATACCAACATAATGTATATTCCTATCACTACACATAGCACCTAAAATTCTTCCACCCCAACCGCTTGACGGATCGCTTATTATTAAATTTAAGTCCTTGATATGTTTTGTAAAATGTTCATACAAGAACTTCGCGGTCAAGGGTGGAAAATTTACTGCTGGTTGTCCAAGTCCTAATCTAAATACTTGAAGAGCACTTGGAAAAATTCTTTGTTTTCTTTTATACTTTCTAATATAATAATGATAATATCTTTTATCACCATTCTTTAACTCATAACTATCTTTTAATTCATCACCAATTGTTCTAAGGTTTTGTTCTGTTAAACATCCTGTAGATAAATACATTTCCACTTCACTCTTTTTCAATATAAGATATTGTGAATTTATATCTACAGGTTTAGTATCACTTTGTCTCACCACCATAATACCATAAGTTTGGTCTTGATTAGTTTGTTTTAAGAAATCAGATACATTACTCATACCCATTTCTTTTACCTTAACACTCAAACTAAAAGTATACATTGAGTCTTTAAATAAAGACCTCAACATTGCTTTCTTGAATGTTTCTCTTAACTCATCATCTTTAAAGTGGTCATATATTGAAGTAGCTCCATCACTACTTACACCTGTAGAAATCTTTGTCTTTAACATTGTTGGAAAGAATTGATTTACTCCACTTGCATACTTATTAAAGTTCTTAACTACTTTTGTTTTTTCATCAAAGAAGCTCTCAACATCATACCCAAATAATTTTTTCCAATTACTGATTATCTCATTCTCATTCTGACCAATAACTGGTGGTTGACCATTCTCATCCCATTGGGTAATAACATATGTTCGTAAATCATCAATCCATTTCTCTACTTCTGAATCACTCTTATGTAGTAATTCATCGTAGGTTATATTAATTGGATTGTCTTTACTCGCAATGTTAGACTTTTCATAAAACCATTTTTGTTTATTCATTAATTATTCAATACTAAATTTGTCTTTACTATTTTTGCACTATCAAACTTATAAGGTTTGGTTCCTGGGGATTCCAATATATCAATACGATTAACAAATCTTTTATTCATCGTATCTTTAACTTGGTAAACACCATCCTTACCATCAGTTCCTTTTAAGACAATGAAGTCACCATAATCTAAAAAACCACCATGTCGTTTCAGAAGATTTCTACTGACCGCTATAAATTTATATTCACTTGCCTTGTGGACTCTTATTCGCGTTCCATCCGCGAGAATGTTCGGTGTAGAATCTGTCTGTTGACGAACTGGATGATACATCGTTACCGTCACTTCCATTCCCTCTAATTTGAACTCCTCTATAAGAGAACTTAATCTCTCATTTTCTACTTGAAGTTCATTTGTTTTTAATAACAAATTTTCTTTATACTTTTCAAAAATTTTCGTCCAAACAAAAGTATTAAAAATCAATAATGGCATTAATATCATTATTGGTAATTTCAGATTGTTCATTTCATAATTCCTAAAGTTAAAGAAATCTTTTACAATAGTCATATATAAATATCTCCTAATATATTTAAAATTCATTTTATTTGTAAACTTTTAATTAGTTCACTTTCATTTCGTTTCATATAATGTTGAATAACAAATCCCTCAACTATATGTGTAAAGAACCAAAAGAAACTAAGTAATGGTACAAATATTTGGTAATCCATATTCAATTTTGATATTCCTAACCATAATAAGAATATCATTCCAATTGATTTTGTTAAGAATCCCATTCCTGAAAATCCTAATGAATAAACATTACCTCTTTGTACCACCACATAAATTCCAACCAATAAATGCATTAGGTTTAGAATTATCGGTGAAAGAACACCTAACAAAATATATTCTATTATCATTTATAACCTCTTTTCATTTGTGGAGCTGGGCGGAATTGAACCGCCGTCCAGTCTATCTTCCAAGTCAAGTCATTCACAACTTAGTTAGTTCCAAATCGGTAGTCACTAACAACCCACCATGTCCCATTTTACTCAGAATGGTTTAACTGAGATTTCATTTATACTCTAAACCTGAAGTGAGTGGTCTACCGATTCCGACGCCACAATCCTAATATCGGTGTCTTAGGTGTGACGGCCTACGAACTAAGCGTAAGCAAAATTGACTTGATTGCCAATTAGGTTTGTGGGTCTTTTTTAGTGAGTCTTACCCAAACTCCTGTTGCACTTAATCTCTTCCAATACCTGTCAATACCAGTCAGCCCCATATTAATCAATCTCATCGTGGTCTTCTTCCCACTCAAATATTTCATCACCATCAATTTGAATCGCTATCTCTAAATTATCTATTAATGTTTCAATACGATTCCAATCTTCTTCATTATATGCCTTTTCTAACTCTGATTTAATCTCTGCTAAGGTCATACTCTACTCCTATTTTAAATGTATAATATTTTTTACCTTTGATATCATTGTAATCAAAGATATTAGTAAGTATCAACTTATCGGAAATTTTCCAATTAATCTTTGCATAATCTTCCATATCAAATCTACTCTCACCAGTCAATTCATCACGAAACCAATAACCATCCCATTTTGCTTCCATAGAAAATCTGTCATTAACTTCTTTTTTCTTTTGAACACCCATTGATACACCACTCTCAAACTTATCATCAGAAAAGAATCCTGTATATCCAATTGAGTAATCACCATCACGATAACGAATGTCTGCCTTACCATACTTTAAATCACGAGATGTTTTATTAACATATTGTGGTTTAAAATAAAAGTTTTTTGGTTCCCATTCAAACCATATCTCATCATCAATATAAGATTGACCTAACTCTCGTTCCCAATCTCTTTTGAGATATATATTCTCACTCTTGAACCCAAGAGCAACTTCATAATCATCTTTAGTTATTGTTGCATCATTTGGTGTTCTCATAGAAAATGATGTGAACAATACTAAACTACTAAGTATTCCTTGTAGAATCATCTTTTGTCTCCTCTTCAAATGGATTAATATAATAAGGTGGTGGAACATTATCTGTTGAATCAGGTGGTAATTCTGTTCTTATACCAATTCGTTCTTCAAACTTATTTAAGTCCTCTTCCAATGTTCCATTGTA